GTAAAAGTGATTTGTTGACTGCAGAATAGTTGCATGCTATTATTGTCTACTAGCAATATGGCTCACTTTTACCTACCACGTGCTGAAATATTGATCCCTGCTGCTACCACTTTTGTGGTTGCCGAGACTGCCAGATGGGCGTTTAAAGGAATGAAGTTCGTGATTGAGTGCTTGTTGGCCCCTAAACCAATTGAGGTTTTGACCCAACAGGTGTTGGATGGATTTGATGCTTGTGATACTGGTGTGGAATCTAGTGTTGAGATGATGGCGACCACTTCCCGTATGGGGAAACATACACGAATCAGGGCTCGTTGTATTGGTGCTAATGCGGTGGCGCTCCAAGCTTATTTGAAATTCGGTAAACGCCCCAAGTCCGAGGCAAATGTCATGATAACAAGGAAGTATATTTCCGACTTGTTGGCAGATATGAAGGATTTGAGGTTGAGAGACAAGGTTGAATTGATGGACCGAGCTACTTTTCTCAGTTTTGTCCCAACTAAAACATTTTTGGAAAATGCTGAGATGGAGAAGACAGATGCTTATCACCATAGATTGTGTGGTGATGCCCTATCAATGAAATAGGGAGGCCTATACGTGGGCGGTGGGGTGTCGAGCGGAACGACAAAATTGAATGTACACCCCAGTTTGACCGTCTGTAAGCGTAAGGACCTTAGTTGTTTTGTTAAATGTCGTCAATTTACCAGGCTTAATGGTATTAGTCCCCCAGTTGATATTAAGCCTTTTAATAACTGTATTGACACTCTGGAGAGAGCTGTCAACGAAAGAGTCTTCTTTGTGAAAAACAGGGAAGGCGTTTTTGTTGAACCGCCTCAACCGAGTGCCCCACATTTTGTGGGCACCATGTCAGGTGTTCGCAACTCTCTTTTATCTCGCATTCGAAAGACCGTCCCGTTGACGCGACAACAATTTGTCGATACATTCCGGGGCCGCAAGAAAGCGATATACGAGAAAGCTTATGAGTCACTCTTGCACAATAGTGTGACTCAGAAGGATGCTGATATACAGGTTTTTGTTAAGTGTGAGAAGACGGATCATACCACCAAAATAGATCCTGTCCCCCGTGTTATTTCCCCCCGATCTACTCGTTACAACATAGAGGTCGGTCGTTATTTACGAAAAATTGAAAATAAAATATTTAAGAATTTGGGAGAATTATTCGGGCATACCACAGTTATTAAAGGAGTAGATGCGCGCCAAAGCGCACGCCTACTTTCGGAAAAGTGGGGTATGTTCACACGTCCAGTCGCCATTGGGCTGGACGCCAGCAGATTTGATCAACATGTATCCAAAGAAGCACTGAAATATGAACATGATATATACATCAACCATTTTGCCTACAAGAAGAATCGTGACCAATTGTCTAAATTGTTATCCCGCCAGTTAGAAAATAATTGTCGTGGGTACTGTCCTGATGGAAAATTGGCTTATAAAACGAATGGTGGTAGAATGAGTGGTGATATGAACACTAGTCTCGGTAACTGTTTAATTATGGTTTCTTTGATTAAGTCGTATCTCACTGAAAAATCTATTGATGGGCAGCTTGCCAACAATGGTGATGATTGTGTTGTGTTTATGGAATCCTCTGAAGTCGATAATTTCCAAGCTGGTCTTTTTGAATGGTTTGAGAAAATGGGGTTCCATATGACCATGGAAACACCTGTCTACCAATTTGAACAAATTGAATTCTGCCAAACTAAACCGGTAGTAGACAGTAATGGTCAGTATATTATGCGCC